TTTGTGCGGTTTCAGCGATGAAACCGTTTGCTAACATAAGCCCGCGAATAATGCCGCAGGCATATTTATATTCCCCATGGTCCTTTGCAGTGCCACGGGCGAGGTCGCCGCTAATTACGTCAATCTCGTCTTGTACCTTTTTTGACAGGTATATCAGTACTTCGTTTGTCATTCATTCTCCTTGGGCATTGCTTGGTTGGGAACGGGTTGTTCTTTCTGCATGGCTTCACGGGAGATTTCGATACCCATGCGAAGCCCTGCTTCTTCCTGCTTAGCTTCCATTTGACTCTTGGAAGTGGCAAGTTTTGCGCCGACGTTTAGGCCAGCTATCTCTTCTTGCGACTCGATACGGCGGTTCTCAAGCTCGAGTCGGTCGTTCTTCTCAGCGGCGTCAATCTGCATCTTCTGACGCTTGAGTTCGAGTTCGCCCTTCTTAATCTCCAGCTCTTGCATCTGCATCTGGACGATTGGGTCTTGCGCTGTCTGTTGAGCTTGCTGCTGTTGGGCTTCGGCTTGGTTCTTCTGGAGCAGTTGCTGTGCTGCTTGTGCAGCCAGACGTGAGACAGCCAGTTCGGTGTCTTTATCCATTTCTGCTTCTGGCGGTGGTAGTGGTACGCCAGCCTGCGCTTCGACCTGCTTGCGGTATTCGAACGCAAGGTGTTCCGCTATATGCGATTGCATAGAAGCCATCATGGACTGTGCATTGGGGTTCTGGCCCAAAAGCTGCATAATCTTAGGGTCTTGCATAGCAGCCGTGTGCACGGCGATATGTGCTTCGTGGTCTTGGTATATAAACGCTTTGACCGGCTTGCCGTTGATGACATCCATATTTTCTGACACAGGGTCACGCGGCTTCATATCATCTCCGTCCTTAAGCGGGACGAGCTTCTGCGCGTTTTTAATACCCAACACCTCAAGCATCTGACGGTGCAGGTAGGGCAGGTCGTAGATTTGCGGCGCGCCCTGTGCCAACTGGATAACAGCCTGATACTGAACAATCTTCTGCGCCATAGTGGCAGCATTAGGGTCAGATACAGGGATAACTTCTACGTTGTCATAGTCAGACTTCTTAGCCCGACGACCGCCTTCTTCTGGCTCGTAGCTATACACATCGGGTGTGTAGTCTCGGATGATACCCTTAAGAAGCTGGAACTCCCGCTTCATCGAGTAGTGAACGCGTGCTTGCACGGCGCTCATCATCTTCAACGTACGCTCGAGAATAGCCAGCGTGGTACCCACAGGAGCCTGTGCAGACATGTCAGACACCTTCATGTCCGCCATACCGGCGAAGCGACGACCTTCGTCTACTATAGTACCCAAGAGGCTGTAGAGCACTTGTGACGGCTCTTTATACGGCAGCGGCATGATATTGTCGCGCATTGTACCGCTGGCTACGTCTACATCGCGCCATTCAGCAGGACTTATGGGTGTGTCATCGCCTTTAACTCGAAGACCTTTAGTTTTGAAGCCACCCGGTAGATTAGATAAAGTACCAGCATCAACAAGCTGACGAATAAGACTGGTGCCAGACTTAGCAAAAGCACCAATAAGGTGAATAAGGCCAAAAGCGTAGAAGCCAAAGCCCGGAACATACGAGTAATGTACGAAATGATTGCGCTTAAGTTTCTTTTTATCATCGGGGTTCCAATTCCTGCGTATTGAAAGGACCGTTTCGGTCTCTTTGTCTATGGTAACAACGTATGGGAGTGCGATTTCGAGCTTGTTTTCTTCCTCGTCACGGTAATCATCGTCTTCGATGACCAAATCTACGTGCATTTCCAGCAGTTTGTACCGGTCATCGGTCTCTGCACGGAAACCAAGCTGTTCCGAAATCTTCTGCTCGACCTCATCCATCGAATTGACGGGTTCAGGTAGGTCTACTTCACGGTAAAACCCGTTTGCTTGCAGCTTCTTGAGCTCATTCGGGGTCTTCCGCATCACATGGGTGACGCGTTCAGCGACTTCCAAGCTGGACGCGCCATAAGGCACAACTACGTCTTCCGCAGTTACATACATAGCAACCTGACGACCGAGTGATGGGTCATAGTACACCTTCTTGAATGCGTTTCCTGCAAGGCCCAACCCCCACAGCATGCGTTCATGTTCAGGGCGATACTCGACCATCACATCGGTCAACTGGTAATTCATGTCTTCTTGGACGCGCTGAGCAGCATCCTTCTTCTCTGTAGTCTCTTTACCGATAATCTGCGTACGCACCGGCCCTTGGGCTGGGAATGTCTCGCTCATAGTCTCGGCTTGGAACTTAACTACAGCTTCGGCCAGCAGTGGGTGATGCACACCACACGCGCCGGGCCAAGGCTCCGTACGGTCCTCGACCTTCATACCCAACAGCTCAAGGCCATCTACGTATGTCTGTATCCAGTCCTTACGGCTGCTGATATCCTCGTCAAACTCACCGAGCAGGTCGCCAGCAAGCTGTGTAAGCACGCTCTCGTCCAAGTCCTCGGCTAGGTTGTCGTTAAAGTCGCTCTCCCGCTCCTCTTCAGGCTCAGAGTCATCGTCCTCGTCAGAAAGGTCAATCTCAATCTCGATGTCTGGACCGTCGTCCATTTCTGTTACAGCTAGGCCAAGCGGGGCTTGGTTAAGTGACTTATCAATATCCATTTACTTGGCTTTCTTTTTCGTAGCAGCTTTAACCACTGTTTTGGCAACTGATACAGCAGGTGATATCATTGCTGCCGCATCGGCTACGCGAACTGCGGTTTCTGCTACGTCCTCGATAATGTCGATGACATTTTTCTTCTTCTTTTTCATAGCGTTAGTTGACGCGATGGCGTCCATATATGGTACACCCGCTGCACGCGCTTCGTTAAAAGCTGTGCGCTGGTCATCAGACCATTTAGCCCACTGTGTTTTGCCGATAGGAAATAAAGCCTTGACCATTATATTAACTTTCCTTTAGTTTTACCACGTTGGGCGATACCATCACCACGAGAGGCTTTGGGCTTAACAGTTTTTGGTTTAGAAGTAGTGACCTTACCTCCCTTAGCCTTACGTTTTATTGGCTTCCAACTTTCAGTTGCGTTGTCCCAAACTTGTGCGTCACGCGACCGTACAGGTGCCCCTTGAGGTATCCTGTCACTTGGAACCCTAACCACAGGCTTGACGCCACGATTGCCTGCTGAGGGCACTTCTGCATCTGACATAGTGAAGTACTTGTTAGCCTTCTTACCCGGCGCTGGCAGCATATACCCGGACTTGGCCATATCTGCTAGTTCGGCAGGAGTAGATATATTGCGATACCCGTATTTAGGGAGTTTATCACCGGGTTTATATTCTGGACCCATTATTTTTTCTGAATACATCCTGTTAGTTACAGATGGTGCGCTTGGGGCATTCGCACGCTTAACAACCTGCCTAACTATTTTGCCACCAACCAATGGTAGCGCCGTTAAGCCAACCGTAGCGTAATCACTTGCGGTACCTTTACCCTTTAGGATTTGGCGTGTAGAGCGCTCTGCTGTCTTTAACCCTGTAAGGTCTTCTATATTACGCATTGCGTCACCCGCAAGGCGGTACGCATCGCGCTCAGATTTACCGCTAAGCCGATGTATCTGCCTAAGCCCTGCACCTACAGTAGAGTCAATAACTTTCTCCGCTATACCGGGACGGTAAGTCGATATGGTAGGTTGCTTCTTTTTAGGCCCAGCCATTAGTAATATCCCTGATTGCGATTGCTTTTAAAATACTTGATTTCGTCGGGTTCGTCTAGGTCGGTTGTAATGTACCCGCCCCTACGGAAGCGGTGCAAAGCCATAGATACAGTATCGACATAGTCATCATGAGTACCGGCAGGAAATTCAGCTACTTCGTCAATTACTTCTTCTGCCCACCGAGTTGCAGGTGCCCACACCCGTCCAGACGCAAAGATGTCGCTCACAGCATTCAATCGGGAGATTTTGTCGTTGCCCCGTGTAGGTGTAAACTCTTGTACCGGTATCCCCATGGCCCTCATCTCGTAGATCAAAGGCGCACCGGAAGCCTTTTTTTCGATGATAATGCTGTCTGGTTCCCACTCTTTGTACTCCTCGATGGCGCACCGCTTCAGTTCCGGAAACTCCATGCGGTCTCGGAAAGCATTTAACAGGATAATATTAGCCTGCTCGGTACCAGCATCATCAGGTTGATAAAACACACCCCATGTCGTGCACGCTGAATAGTCGGCACGCTGCGTCTTCTCGAAGGCCGTATCCCAGCTTTGTAAAATAAAGTTGCACTTGGGTGGTATGTCGCTATCCCACTCCTGCCACCACTCCCGCTTAACAATAGCAGCCGACTCGGAGATCGGATTCTGCTGATACTGCGCCATCCACTTACTGTTAGGAACGTCGCGCTTAACTTTCTGAAGCTCGCTTAGCTCCCAGAACTCAGGCCACAGCGGCTTATCTGAAGGTAAAATTGCTGGAAATTCAATGACTTCCCACTCGTTAAGGCTGTCGTTGGCTACTGCATCTTTAAGTATCTGCCCTGTCAGATCACGCTTCGAC